ATTCTATATAAATCAGTAGCTCATCTTCTAGTATCTTCTTAGATTCCTAAGCTACTGATTTATATAGAATACCTTATCTGTTGTCTTCTGTCGTTAACTTCTTTAATATGCTCAATTATTAGGCACTTCTTAGTTTAACTTTTTAGGTGTTTTAGAGGGTTCTGATTATAAATATAATACTGCAACCCCCTCCCCCCCATGCTTTAAAGTTAAACTCAATAGGTTTATGAAGAGACTAGCAAAATTAACAAGTGTAAGAGTCTATATGCCACACTCTAGAGGGATATTTATAGAGACTAACTAAACCTAGATAGGCATACTGTATATCCGTACAGTACCAGGGTAAGTACCTAGTAAATAGTTGTTGACTTATTAGAAAAGTATCCGTTATAGTGTAGACATCATCAACAACAAGGGAGTAAACAACATGAGCCAATCAGATAAACTAATAAGCCTACTCAATACAGGGTTATTACTCGCAAGCTTTACATTCTTAATTATGTATGTATCATTCTATTTATAAATGGAGGGTTTAATTATGGAAATTTTAATTTATGGTTTACCTGCAAACGAGCATAGAGCTTATATGGAAATTTTACTAAGTACACAATGCAATAATGAGCGAGATATTGAAGCGATAAAAGAAAAAGCTATTTTAGCGGGTTATCATTCTCTAAGAGTGGTAAAATTTAAGATGGAAAAACCTGATTTTATAAACACTATTCAAGGGATATAAAATGATCAAACTAAGCAAAACAAGTAAACTAGATGGAATTTTATCTTGGTCTCTTCAAGCTCTAGAGACTTGTCCAGCAAGTAAGAATAAGGACGGGTCTCTAGTACCTGCTTGCCAAGGTTGCTATGCAACTACAGGGAATTATAGATTTGCTAATGTAAAGAAGCCTAGAGAATTTAATAAGGAAGATTGGAAGCGGGACGATTGGGTTAACGATATGGTAAAAACTTTAGACTCTTCGAGATACTTTAGGTTTTTCGATAGTGGAGATATGTATTCTTTAGACTTAGCAGAAAAGATTTTAGAATTATGCTCGAAGGCTCATTGGGTAAAATTTTGGATACCTACTAGAATGCATAAGTTTGCTAAGTTTAAGGACGTACTAGCTAGAATGGAGGCTCTTCCTAATGTAGTGGTGAGATTCTCTAGCGATAGCGTTACAGGTGAAATTATCGAAGGAAAAACCACTAGTACAATATTTTCTGATACAGTACCTATTGGGGCTCTAGAATGTAAAGCTTATCAACATGAGGGTAAATGTAACGGATGCCGAGCATGTTACGATAAGAGCGTGAGCGTGATAGCATATAAAGCTCATGGGGTTAAGATGGCTAAAGTAATTAAAATTATTGCAACTAAGTAAACTAAGGAGAATCTAAACATGGAAGCATTGATATTAAAAGAGCAAGATCTTATCGTTAAGAATGTAGTTAAGGCATGCTCAGATATTACTAAGCTTAATAGTAGGGGTTATAAGTATCTCTATTTATGCTCAGGTTTTATCGCTCATTACAATATTCATGGATTTAAGTCTCATTATGAGGATACAAGCTTGATAAGGGATATATTAAGCAATAAGCAAAGCAATAAATGGGAAAACTTTAGAGAAGGAGATAGAGATTACCATTACTATAAAAGTAAAGCAGAAGTTTATAAGAAAATCGTTGACAAATTACATATGAATGAATTAAACTTGTACAATACTTAGGAGGGATTACTTATGGAGTACGTTAACAAGATAGCTCACGTTAAGGGAGAAGATCGTAATTGTTGTGCCTTGAATGCTACTGCATTGACAATGGATATCCCTTACTATGATGTCTATAAGGTGTATAAGGCATTCGGTAGGGTACATGGTAGGGGATGCTCTACTCTTATGATGTCGTGCTCTATCAATTGGCTAATGAATGCCGAGAAGGATTACAATATAGAGAGCGAGAAGGATATCATTAAGGTAAGGGGTAATTGGAGAATGCCTACTCATTTGAATATGACACTAGAGAAGTTCGCTAAGCAATACCCTAAAGGAAAGTATATTGTGGTAAAATCTAATCATGCTCTAGCATTAATTGATGGGGTATGGTATGATAACCATGAGCCTAATCCAAGGGCTAGAGTAAAACACTTTTATAGAATCGCTTAATAAGGAGAGAATCATGTTAAAAAACAATAATGTAGATAGTATGTTAGACGTAATTTGGGAAGCTTTACATGGCTATCGTCAAAACTGTATTCCAGAAGGGACGAATGAATATGATGATGAATGGAGCGATATATGTACTGCTATGGCATGGATTCAGGAAGACTTAGAATTATTTCATGAGGCAGAATAATGAACATAGACGATAACGAATTGAAAGAGATTAAGGCATACGTTAGAGGGTTGATTGAGGGAATTAAAGACACTCATAAACCCGAAGAGGTAGACATTATCTTAGAAGACTATTGGAATGCTTGGGATGGTACAATAGATATTAATATCTGGATTGATGAGACAGACCCTAAGCGATATTTATGTACGCTATATCGTATAAGCGAATCAGGGTATACTGATATGGAGACATACCAACGATTAGATTATTTAAGAGGATAATATGTACGAATACGCTAGAGGATATTTTGATGGTAGATCAGAAGGATTTTATGATAACCCTTATGAGGATGAGGAGATGCACCACAGGTATAAATTAGGGTATGATAGAGGAGTAGCAGATTATTGTCACTATGAATTAGGGGAGGATTAAAATGACTGAGTGCTCGACGTGCGGTTGTGAGTTTAGTTTAGAAGATGAGGGAGGTATTGCTGGAGACTTTGGTATACTACCAGTAGCTTTTTGCCCTACGTGTTTGTCTTCTGTCTTTGATATGGTAGAGCAATTAAAAGGGTATGATGATGGGGAAGCTTAAACAATTATTAATTGAGGAGGAATATATGAATAGATACGATAGCGGATACTACAACGATAAGTATTATGAGCCAGATGATGAAGACTATGATGAGGAATTAATTGAGGAGAGAATCCATAACATGGTAGAAGACCCTGAGGGACAATTCTATTGGAAGGATGATGCACAATGGTATGAAGGATTATCTGAGACAGGCTATATAGGTACTGAATTCGAGGAGATTCCATTTAATCTAGCACCTCAGGATATTAAAGACAAGGTATTAAACTATTGGCGGGATGTCGCTAGAAATTATGCGGAGGATTAAACTTTATTACATTGTGAAATAACTTAGGGTTTTCCCTAATAGATTTCTTAATAAAACTAGGGCATACTGGAGGTGTAGTACTAAACACGAAAGGATTGTTATGAAATACAAACTAGATATTAAGAAAGATGTAGACGCTGATGGTGATGGTTATATGCTATGGTTACCTTTTGGATTTAGGTTTAGTGATGATCTAGTTCATGTTCGGTGTTTTGATACCTTAACAGAGATACGTCAAGCTGCGAAGAGGGACGTGGTTGAGTGCGACTGCGAAGACTGTACGAAGAACATTATAGAATTGAAAGCTAAGGAGAAAGCTTTTCTAAAAAGTTTACTAGTCGATTGAAAGGAACTGGATGGAGATTGATTACAAGACAGTTATATTATTAATATGGTTTTGCGTAGCGTATTATATCGGGAGAGATTTATGAACGAGGAAAGATTTATAAAGTATACATTATTGGTTGCACTTGCTTACTTTGGTGGACATGTGCTATACTATATCGGGTTAGAATTATCTTGCTACTTATACGGAGTACTGCAATGAAAAAGCTATATAAGATTTTAGACTATGATGGGTCAGTTGTTAGAATCTTTGGTTATAAAGAAGAGGCAGAGAGATTCCTAAGACTAGATAAAAGCTTTAAGATTCAAGTACTTATGATGGAGAAGAAGAAAACAGTTGACAATAAATTTAATCGGGCTTATAAAATTTTAGGAGATGCACTAATATGAGATGCTATTGCTGTAATAAAATGCTGTCTGATTTTGAAGCCACTCGTAAGAGTGTACACACCAACGAGTACTTAGACATGTGTAATAAATGTTACGCTACTGTTAGTGATGACTTACTAACTTATGAGAGGTCAGACCTATATGATGAAGACGAAGATTACGAAGAAGACGAAGGACTGGATAGTAACGAGTATGATTCTTTTAATCGTATGGATAACAGGGTTGACAATGATATTTAACTATGCTATACTATCTACTAAGTAGTATTTATATAGATAAGTATTTTATATAGTGTATACTTAGGAGTTAAACTTAGGAGCTAAACTTAGGAGTAAACTATGGAAGATAACTACGAAGAAGAAATGCATTACCACTTTGTCGTGCAACATGCAGTCGATAGTGCAGGTCGCTATGGTATCGATGTAGTCCTACAAGATATCGTTGATGCCTGGAACTTTAGATTAAAACAACATGATACTACTGCGGAGTTTACCTATGAATAAACTAGTCGATGAAGCACCTTATCATCCAGGATATGAGGATGCAGTAGTTAACCCTACTCCTAAGTACATTGGTATGAATCCTGCTAAGATGATTTGGAAAACTAAACCCTTAACTACTGAAGAGATTGAAGGCATTCGTATGAATACTGCTGGAGATATTGTAGCATTCGCTAGAGCAATTGAACAGAGACATGGGATAAAATGAACTTACAAACAATCCACGAGAGAACTGCTAAGTGGGTGGATGATACTTGGAGTGTAACTGATGTACCTAGTTACTACTGGGAGGATAAGATAACTAGGTCTCCTACATTTAACAGTCTTAATGCTGCACTGCAGTGGATTATTAAACACGATGAGGAATTGAATGAAAATAGATAGTAACTTTTTAAAACACATACCATGTACTAACTGTGGATCTTCGGATGCTAACAGTCTCTACGACGATGGGCACGAGTATTGTCATAAGTGTACAACCTTTAAGAAGGGCTCAGAGGCGATGGTTCAGGCTGTCCTAAGGGAAGGTATCACTCACACTGAGAACTCGTCTCCTAAGCAGTTTAAAACAGTCCTAGAGGCATTAGCAAACGTAGAAGCAAACCCAGTTGTAGAGCGTGGCATTACTACACAGACTATGCACTTCTTTGGTGCAGGTTCTGATAGCTCTAGCTACTACTTTCCATATTGTGATATGACTGGTAGGGTGGTGGCTGCTAAGACTCGCTCGATTACTGCTAAGGAATTCAGTGTGATTGGGGATTGGAAGAGTGCTGTACTGTTTGGACAGAACAAGTTTCCTCCAGGTGGTAGGGCTATCACTGTTACTGAGGGAGAGTTTGATGCCTTGGCTTGCTATCAGTTGACAGGTTCTCGCTACCCAGTGGTATCTATTCGTAGTGGTGCTACATCAGCGTTGAAGGATTGTCGTACTAGCTTTGAGTATCTAGATTCCTTTGATAAGATTGTGATCTGCTTTGATAACGATGAGCCTGGACAGCAAGCAGCTAACCAAGTTGCTGAATTGTTTGGCAGTAAGGCACACATCTTTAGGTTCAAACAACCTGAGATTAAGGACGCTAACGATTACTTGATTCGTGGTTTAACTAAGGAGTTTGTTGAGCAGTGGTGGGATGCTGAGAAGTATGTACCTGATGGTATCATAGCAGGTTCTACATTATGGGAGTTAGTTAATCAACCAATCGAGAAGGCTGAGGTACAGTATCCGTATTATGGAATGAACAATCTTACCTATGGTATTCGCTTAGGAGAACTGGTAACAGTGACTGCAGGATCAGGACTAGGTAAGTCTCAGTTTATGCGGGAGATTGTATGGCAGATCTTGAGTAAAACTACAGATAACATTGGTCTAATGTTCTTGGAGGAGTCGGTCAAGAAAACTGCTAAAAGTTTGATGTCACTTGCTGCAAATAAACCATTACACTTACCTGATTGCGAAGTTGAAGAGGAGGAACTACGCTATGCATTTGATGCTACCCTTGGAACTGATCGTGTATTTTTGTTTGATCATTTTGGGTCTACCGCCATTGACAATATTATCAACCGAGTACGATTTATGGCAAAAGGTCTTAATTGTCGTTACATATTTCTTGATCACGTATCGATTGTGGTCAGTGCTCAGGAGAATGGCGACGAAAGAAAAGCTTTAGATGAGATCATGACTAAGCTTCGTACCATTGTGCAAGAGACTGGTATTGCTTTGTTTGTGGTGTCTCACCTTAAGCGTCCTGATTCTAAGGGGCATGAGGAGGGTGCTGCCACATCCCTAGCACAGCTACGTGGTTCAGGTTCTATTGCTCAGCTCTCAGACATGGTCATTGGATTAGAACGTAATGGTCAGCATGAGAATGAGGTGGAGCGTAACACTACCTACGTCCGAGTATTGAAGAATCGTTTTAGTGGTTTAACTGGGTTGGCTTGTCGCCTCTTGTATCGTCGTGATACAGGCAGGATGAATGAGCTCCCTCCTGAAGAGAAGACTTTATAGGGGTTGCTAAGATGAATGAAACATGTTATAATAATATGTCTGGTATAAAATGGGGAGGCACTATCTTATGTTTAATTGGAATAGCGTTAACTAGCTTCAATGTATATCCACTTAATATACTATTTGGACTGGTTGGATCAGTCTTGTGGGCTTATGCTGGTGTACTGCAGCGTGACATACCTCTGATCCTGGTTGAGGTTGTGGCAGTTGCCCTGTACTTTGCAGGGGTGGTCTCTTATGTAACATATTCGTTGCATAACTGGCTTTAACGTAACATTTATATTACATTATGAAAGACTTTTTAATTGTTATGGCTGCTTTGTTTGGCTTAGTAATTGGTTTTTTAGTCAGTGAACATAAACACAGGCTAGATAATATAGAATGTAATAGTTATTCTACTAAGCATTCTAAGTGGGACGGATATGTAGCAAGAGATGAGCACGGAGATATACGTTGCTTTTGGTTAGAGCGTGAATATCCTTGGAGACTTAGGCATGGAGTACCTGTTTAATGGTACATCCTGATCAACTATTTGGAGATAAAACCTATGCACAGCATGGAGATGATATTGTTATTCGGGTTCTCTTTAACAGTCTCGGTATTAATACTCCTTCATACTTGGACGTGGGAGCACACCATCCTGAAACCATTAGTAATACTAAGTTGTTTTATGACACTGGTTCTCGTGGTATTAATGTTGAAGCAAATCCTGAGTTACATAAATTATTCGTAGCACAGAGACCTGGGGATGTTAATCTCAACGTAGGAGTAGGAACTAAGTCAGGCTTCCAAGACTTCTATATGATTGATAGTCATTCAGGACGTAACACTTTTGTTAAGAAGGTAGCTGAAGAATTTGTTAGAGATTATCCTGAGTTTAGTATTACAGAAATAAAACAGATACCAGTATTTACAATCGAGCAGGTATTACGTAATCGCAGTGTCCCCGACTTCTTAACGATTGATATTGAGGGCATGGACTATGATGTATTACAGAGTATTGATTATCGCAGGTATCCATTTAAAGTAATCTGCGTTGAGATACAACCATATAGTGAAGAAGATATCAGGACTCTAATGTTTAGTGTCGGTTATCATTCTGTTATTCGATGTGGTTCTAACTTGATATTCATTGATAAAAATTTAACAAATCGAGTAAGATAATGTATGCGTGTAATATTAGACATAGAAACAAATCTTAAGCATGACAAGATATGGATGTGCGTTACTAGAGAAATAGGAGGAGATGTA